TGTATGAGTTAATGGTGAGCCTTTGCCAGCTCTAGTGACAATGGTACTCATGCTTCAAAGACCTGTCTAAATGTTGCACTTATAGTAGCTCGATTTAGGTAAGGTATTGATTTTGTCCAACTAGCGCACACCCATTTATAAGAAGTGGAAGTATCAGGAGGTGTCCAAGTAAAGCTTGCTCCATCTAAAGCCCTGTTATCTAAAAAATTAGAAATTGTATCTGCATCGGTTTCACTAATATTTTGCCAACGTAAACTCCATTGTTTTGGATTTTGATTTAATCCAACATTCACTCTCAATTCATAACCATCTCCCATGCTCGCCACTCGGGTTTTGGGGCTACTATTTTGATTAGCTCCGTAAGAAGGAGTGATAGAAGGAAAGGTTGCCATTACCTAGCTGCTAAAAGCCCCCCGGGTCTTTGTTGTCTTGCGATCTCAGACTGAACCGCTGCCGCCAGCATACTTCCAAGTTGTTCCGCCTGTCCTCCGTCTCCCTCCACAGACGAACCAGAGGCGTCCACATTTACAACCACGTTTGTCGCTCCACCACCACCTCCAAGATCATGGTTCGGGATAATTGTGCCAGACTGACGAGGAATAAAAAGTTCTGGGCCACGTTCCCCAACAATCGCAGGCTTGCCAACAGGAGGTCTACCTCCAGCGGCAAAGAAACCGGGCATCATGCCCTTTAAAGCCGTACTGATTGCAATGTCAAGCAACATATCCGAAATCCTACTTGCAATATTTGAGAGGGATTCACTTAAAGATTGAGTACCTTTTATTAATCCTTTAATACCTTCATGCAGACTAGATTTAATCGTTTCCCCAACCTGCTTGAATCCTTCGTTTAAATGCTTCGTCATCTCAATTTGTTTCTGCAACGAAACTTCTGCTTTTTTATCTGCTTTTTCTTTTTCTTCTTTGCTCTTTTTAAACGTTTCTGGTTCGAATTGACTTTCATCTAATGTCTCAAATTCTAATCGTGCAATTGGCGCGGTCGTGCTAACACCAAACATCCTCTTCGCCCAATTAGGCATGGCGTTTTGTATATCAATAAACGCGTTCTTCATCGCAATAACAAGATTGCGCCCATAAAGTTTTGCCTGCGCCATTGCTCTCTTTAATTGCCTTTCAAGATCAATAAAAGAATCAGCCCACGATTGCGAAAACTCTTGAATGACCTTTATTTGTTCAATACCAAAAGTTTCCGCGATAACTTCGCCAATGCCTTTAGCAACCTGAAAGATCAAACGGAAAGGAAGAGCTGCAAGCTTCACCGCCGCCCCAAGAAGCTCCATCGCCATCGCAAGGCCGCGAATAGTCTGCTTCAACAGTTCGCCACCTTCTGAACCTTCCGCAAAAATATTTTGGAACGAAACCCCAAGCCGTTTTATTTGACCTTGTATTGTATCCGACGCGGTAAAGGCTGCCCGAGCTGCCGCACCTTGCGCGTTCTTTTGCTTCTCTAAAAGTTCGTTAAATTTCTCTGTGTCTTTTATAGCGTTTTGAATACCCTTGAACGCTTCAATTCCGAAAGCCTGTTGAAGTTCAGCCGTCGAGAATTGCGACAACTTTTCTAGCGTTCCACCTAACCCCTCGGAAGCGAGAGTGACGTCATTTATATCAACCTTTAATTTCTTCCCGACCTGTCCGCTTGATATTTTTGCTAATGCTGCATTAAGTCCAGTAAAAGCCGTTTCTGTTTGGGCACCCGCCGCAGTTGATTGAGCAATAACCGCGTTGACTTCTGCCAGCGGAACTTTTAAGCCCGCCGCAGTCGTCGCGACCTTACCAATATTGCTTGAATACTGGCCAATGGTAATAATTCCGTCCGCCTGTGTTTGTGCGAACTGATCCATTAAGAATGCCGCATCATCCGCAGTCTTCCCGTAAGCGTTTAAAACTTTTACAGCCGCGCCACCTGATGTATTGATGTCAGTGAATCCGCCAGTTGCTCCAAGACTCGCCGCTTTTAAGATCTTGGCCGCGTCAGCCGCATCGGTAAAACCCGCAGAAGCAACGTCATAAGCCGCTGCCGTTAAATCAGTGACGCTTGCCTGTCCTTGTAGTTCGTGCGTTAGTTCTTTTAAATTTCCAACAAGAGCTTCACTGTTCCCTCCAAGAGTTCTAAATTTGGCCTCGGCAAAATCTTGTTTGGTCAGCGTTGCAAACATTTGCTGTAATGCTGCGCCCGCCGCAATTAAAGGAAGGATTGGAGCTAGTGCCGCATGTAACGCCATCCCCGCGCCAGCGATCCCCGGCGTGGCTGCTTTTGCTGCGCCACCTATTCCAAGAAACCCGAGAGCTGTGCCTTTTAATCCACCTTGAATAACCTTTAACTTTGAACCTTGCTTATTAATCGTTCCATTGAATTTTTTTGCTTGCGCGTCAACTTTTTTCAGACCATTGATTGTCTGTCCAGTTTCAAGGCGTAAAGCAATGCCGACTTGTTTCATTATTTAAACCGCCTCAAAAATATCGAAAGTAATCCTGACCTGAGTCTGAAAATATGATTCAGGTTCGGGATTAACAAAAACTTCAGGGCCAACAGGCGCATCAAAATAAACCCCTGAAACTTTCACCTTATTATAAAGATCTCGAATCCTTTTCCCGACAATAAAATTTTCACCCGGTCCAATTCCTTTCGTACTAAATACATTAAAAACAACAACACCACTAACCTTATTCTGATCCATCGAAACATAGGAACTACTGCCAAAACTAATATCGCATTGAACCCAAGTTTTTTTGTTTGGTGGTTTGAAAGGCGTGTTATTAAAAATGACAGTAATCGGCGGAGTACCTGTTACAAGTTCATCTTGTAACCGCGTTTCAATCGTTGATCTGACTGTGTTTAAATCTGCCGCAGCCATTACTTACCACCCCAAGAACGCCAGAGTTGCTTGCCTCTATCTTCGAGGTCTTTCTCAATTAAGTCAATCCAGCCAACTTTTTGTTTAGGAGCTTCACCTCTTTTCTTATTTCCGCTTCTATATTTTCCACCCCAAGAAGGCGGCAAGCTTGTCCCAAAAACGACAGGCTCCGCATAAGGCAAATTATTATGCACATAATAAGTATTGCCCACTTTTTCTTTTCCTACTTGGTAATTACTTCCTTTAGCTGGCCCCGCATTTTGATATTTACCCGGTGGCTTTGGTGCTCCACTTGTGTCGTTTTGTCCTATCTGCCAACTAGCCGCAAGTCTTCCTGTATCAACTGGCGTCCCTTCTTTTACTAACGAATCGGCTTCTAAAACCAAAACGCGCATTAATTGATCTAACTCCTTTTCATATTCCGGACCCATATCAAGAATAGAAATGTTGTCAAACATTATGCCCTCAAGTACAAAACATAATTAAGGAAAATACCCGCCTGAATTTCTTTTTCAACTCTCACAATTTGATATGTTACCCCACTCATAATAAGCTCATCAACCGTCGAAGGCTCAACGGTTAAAGCATCGGCGGCAATCATTAGTTTTAAATCGTCGCCCTGAATTAATTCATTAACTTCTCTTTGATTAACCGACGACAAAACACCCTTCAAAGAAGTATCACTTGTCGAGCGATTAACTTTACTGTTCTTAACGTCGTATGTTCCCATCGTCACGCGCCGAAAAGTGACAGAAGTTCCAATACCGGGAGTTAAAACAATCTTCCCGATAACTTTTCTTAAGCCCGTTTCAAGTCCCATTTATAAATGATAGGCAATGACAGAACCCGCGCTTGTCTGAGTAATACTTGTGAAGACTCCCTCAATTTCTGTACTTGCTTTTAAATCAATTCCAGAAACAGTTGAAGATCCGTTCTTTGTGACGTTTGGAGAAACCAAAGTAACAGTTGAATCAGTCAAGCAAGTAATCTTTCCAAACCGCCCTGTGTGAGCATTTGTGTCTGTGATGATAATTGCAGATGAATAGGCGTAACCCATTTTTTAACTCCGTTTGATTGAGACATTACCCGGTCCACTTATTCTAAGACCTCTTAGGATTCTTTCATACATTGGCGGAACACGATCAGCACCAACAGCTCCGTTCATCATAGGTTCAACAGCAATTCCACCAACTCCCACTCTTCTATAATCTTCCAATCCCGAAAGACCTAGACCCGCCTTATTGTTGTTCAAATAAACGGCCAATATAACTTGTGCTTCTTTTACTTGGTCAGGTATTTCCGTAACTGTAAAATAATCAGCCGTTAACGTATAAGGGAAACCAGAAATTGAACGGTTATAAGTGTCAGGCTTTAACACTCCCTCTCTTGGCCATTGCATTCCCTGAGTATCTGTTGCCTTGGCGCCTAAAAATCTTTCACTGTCAACTCTTACTGCCGCAGTATATAAAGCTCTATTTTTTTGGTCAGTTGTTGCGGACGCCCATGCAGTTACGTCGTCATCTTCAACAAGACCATCAATTAAATCTTGTGCATCAGTCAGAGATAGGTAACTGTTCGCGTTCGACGCTCCGACCGTGTGATGAATCGTTATTGCCATTTGTTAAAGGCTTAGTTTTTCTTTTACGTTTTGGCTTTGCCTTGACAGTAGAACAGGAAGCCGTCGAAACGGCCTCCAATTCTGCTTGTCTTCGCCTAAATGCGAATAATCCCATTAGTGGGCAGAAGTTACGCCAGAGTAAACAGTGATCGCTTCAGAGCCGCTTGCGTATGCTGTAACGCGTCCTAAGAAAGAACGAGTTGCTGCCGCCGCTGCGGTGTTTGTGTTATCACCGTCAAGAGTAACGCCTGTTCCTCCTACCAAAGTCATCGCGTGAGTAGAGGCAGCTT